CAGTTAATTATGGATTACACTATGGTGTAATGGAAACTTTTAGTCCCGGATACCTAAATACACTTGAATCTAGAGCAAAAGCAAATGAAGAAGCGTTCATGTTAGAACCATCAAATATTTGGGGTTATGGAGGATTAAGATGATTACAACCGACTTAGATAGATTAGAATATACTCAAGCAAGTTCAGAGAATTCTACAGTTTTTCGTAGTAGTGGTACAGATATTCCTGTTAAAGATGCTTCACATATTAAAGTATATGTAACTACTGAAGGAACTTTTAATGCTACTGATCATGCTAATAACAAATTAGGCCAAACTTCACATCCTCATCTTAATACTGAAGTAATAAGATTCTCTTCAACTACAGATGATCTCCCATTAGGATTGTTAGCTAATACTGACTATCATGTTATCAATAAAGAAACAAATGCTTGGCAAGTAGCAACAAGTGCAGGAAGTTCTTCTGTTCATGCGTTTACTTCTACTGGTAGTGGTACTTTAAAATGGACAAAAACACTACTTAAAACTATAACAACTGATTATACAATTGTATTATCTGGTACTACAGCAACTTTAACGTGGGCATCTTCAGCAAAACGTCCTGCTGATGGTGATAAAGTTCTTTTATTACGACAAGTACCTTTTGAACAAAATACCGACCTACAGAATAATTCTTTATTTGAAGCTGAATCTGTTGAAACACAATTAGATTTAATTGTTAATATGTCTCAACAGTTAAAGAATACAACTGCAAGAGACTTAAAGTTTTCAGATTTATTGACTGCTGATAATGCCACAGATACACAAGCTACACTTAATGTTACTTCTGCTGACAGAGCTAATAAGTCATTAAAGTTTGATGCAAGTGGTAATCTTAATGTTTCTTCAATAGATATTGATAATTCAGAAGATTATATTTTAGAAGCAAAAAGTTATGCGACTGAGTCTGGTGCAGTAGTAAATCATTATAGTAATGGTGTTGCTAGTCCTCAAAGTAATGTTTATTCTGCAAAAGAACATGCAGTAGGTTCAGCTACTCCTTCATCAAAAGATTATGCAACTAAAACTTCTGCCGCAGTTACAGGCTCAGAGTTTAGTGCAAAGGAATATGCTCAAGGTACACAAAATTCTACTGGTGGATCATCCAAAAATTGGGCATCTCAGACAGGAGCAGATGTAACAGGGGGTTCTTCTGGTGATAAATCAGCAAAATCATGGGCGATTGAAACAGGTGGAACTGCACCAGCAGGAGGATCGGCTAAAGAGTGGGCAACAGAGACAAGTGCGGCTGTAGATACAACCTTTAGTTCAAAGGAATATGCACAGGGTAGTCAATCTGGAACTGGTGGTAGTGCTAAGAATTGGGCTTCACAAACTGGTGCGGATGTTACTGGTGGTTCAACCGGGGATATGTCATCTAAAGAATGGGCTGTTGGAACTTTAGGTAGAGGTGTTGCTAGTGAAGGATCAGCAAAAGATTGGGCAACATATACAGCAGGAACAGTAGATGATGCAGGATATTCAGCTAAATACCATGCAACAGATGCTTCTAATTCAGCAACAGCCGCTAAAAATAGTGCGGCCGCAGTAGCAAACTCGTTTGATTCCTTTGATGATACATACCTTGGTAGGATGGCAGACAATCCATCTTTTACTGCTTCAAGTTCATCAGGATTGTTAATAACTTCAAATGGTCATGGTTTAGTAGATACACAAATAATTAGAGTTGCAAATACAGGGGGAGCATTACCCGGCAATTTAAGTGCAAGCACAAACTACTTTGTAAGGGATAAAACTACTAACACGTTTAAGTTAGCAACAACTTCTGGTGGAACAGCAATAGCACACTCAAGTAATGGATCAGGTACTAATACTTGGTATCATGGTGATGTAGTTACACCAACATCTTCTTCATGGGCAAAAAACTCATCTACAATTACAGTAGCAAGTAATATTGGTATAAGAGTTGGGCAAGTAGTAAGTGCAACAGGGATACCAACATCTCCTAAACCTAATGTATTATCTATAGATGGTACTTCTATTGTAATTTCTGAAAATATGACTGCCGCAGGGTCAAGTAAAGCAGTTACTTTTGCAAGCAGGGGTGTGTATGGACAATATAATAGCACTACAAAAGGGCCAACTACTAATAACGATGGAGATACACTAGAAACTGGTAGTTTATTCTTTAGTTCAACTGCAAATGAAATGCGGATACTCGATAGTGGAAGTAACTGGATAGCCGCAACTTCAGCAGGAGATGTAAGTTTACTAGAATATAAATTTGTAACAACATCATCACAAGTAACATCTAAAACATATTCTGGAACAGCAGATGTAGGAGGTACATTATCATATACACAAGATAATTTAATTGTGTTTATGAATGGTGTTCAACTTAAAAATGGAGTCGATTATACAGCAAGTAATGGTTCAAGTATTGTTCTTACTACTGCCGGACAACTATTGGATGAAATCAATGTATTGGCATTTAAGAGTTTCACCACAGCAGATATGGTTAGTAAATCTAATGGAGGAACCTTTGCTTCAGCAGTTACATTTGGGGCAGGATTAACAAGTACAACTGGTACATTTAGTGGAGCAGTCACTGCTAATGGCGGTATTGAAACCTCTACAACAACTAAAGTTAAACAGAAGGGAGCATTTATGCAAAGTAGTACACATCAAGCAATGGTTTTAGGAGGATAATATGGCAAATCCAAGTACAGGTTTCGGAGGAGCAGGAACAGAAGTTTTAAGACGATCCTATTTAGACAATGCAGGAGAATCACAGACTACTATTTTAGCAGGGGTTAATAATCATATAATGACGATCCTTTCTATAATTGTAAATGATGTTTCTGGTGAAGCAGATAACAAGTTCCAGCTTCAAGTTGATTACGATTCTGGAGGAACAATTTTATATCTAACAGAACAAAAGCCGGGAGCAGTAGGGACATTTGTCTGGAGTGATAAATTTGTACTAACAAATACAGATACACTTAAAATTCTAGGTTCTTCTACTACAGGCACAGCTTCTTATGATGTTTGGTGTACATATATTGATCAGCAATTAGCATAGGGGAGACTCATGAGTGGAATAATTAATACGTTAGGATCGAAGTCTGGTGTCATCGGTGTAACTGGCACTAATAATCCATGTTTTTCGGCTATTAGAACTTCAGCATTTGATCCCGGCAGTACAAGCACTTTTTATAATACATATTGTGATGTTGAACATTTTGATAGTCATGGTGCTTACAATACCAGTAATGGTACTTGGACGTGTCCAGTTACAGGGACTTATCAAATTGATGCTGTAGTTGCTTGGTCTACATCAATAGCCGCTAATGCAGAATTTTATTGTCAATTACTTCACGAAGCCGCACACACTTTAGATTGGAAAATGTTTACTGGTGGTGATGCAGGTGAATCTCCATATCTAAGTATGTCTATACTTTATCCATTTAATGCAGGAGAAGTCCTTATAGTCAGAGGGTGGCAAAATAGTGATAATGCAACAAAGTTTTATGGTGATCCTAAAGGTTCTGGGTGCAAATTTTCAGGTTTTCGACTTAGTTAGGTAAAATTATGAAAAATAAGTCATTAAGAAATATATCAAAGGAGGGTGAATGACCAGAGCAAGAGACTTAGCTAGTGGATCAGGTATAGAAGCTGGTGAGGTATTACCACACATCATCCCTGACGTTCTGTATCCTGCTGTTGAAGGAAAGGATTTGGATGGTGTAGCTGTGAATACAAGTCATGGTTCTACCTATACCTATGGTACTACCCATGCAGACGGAAGGATGTACTACTACACAGACATCAAAGGTAGCAAGCCCATCAAAGACCCTAGAATTGGATCACACTTTGGGAGTCAGAGACATAAGTTTAAGTCAATACAATTACTGGAACAAGAGACTGCTACTCATGGTGCTAATGTTTATAGTGTTGATGGTAGAGAGTGGGTGAGAGCAGTTGGTAGTTGGGATGTTATCAATGGCGCACATGGAGTATTTTTACAAAAAGATAATGCAGGTGCGGCAGATTTTACTAATTACATAGAATATACAGGATATTTTAATCGTTCTAATTTTCTAGCTATGAGTTATGACGATACTATAATGAATATCTCTATTGATGGCACAGTTACCTCAGATTTTGCTGGGAATGATACCACTGTTAATTCTCCTTTAACTGGCAGATATGTTGATGCTGGTAGTGTAATTAGCCTACCTTTTACTCCAACATTAGGTATTCATACAGTTAGAATTGGGAGTGATAGCAACCAAGTTTTAAGACTTTTCGGAATCGAACTAATAGCCCAAGACACCACATCAACTGCAAACAAATCAAAAATCCAGATACCAGCCCAAAACGTAGTCTCATACGGAAAGAAGTTTGCTATTCCAGCAACGGCACAACATTATGATCCTTTTAATGGGTTTACTAATGAAACAGATAACCATAACACATATATTGATTATGCTACTTCATTAGGAACAGATCGATGGAAAAACAGTTCTAATTACTATCGGCCTTACAATGGTGGAAGGGTAGTCAAATGGATTGCTTCTGATGGAACGATCAAGACTTCTGTAAACATGATACCACCTAATGCCCAGACAACATTTGGAGTTGCTAAAGACGAAAAAGGAGATGATTCTGGTGGTAACACAAGTGCCGCTGTTGCTAATAGTACCTACAAACCAACCATATCGGATCAAGCAGTAGATTTTTCATTATCAGAAGTAGCCAAGAGTTTCCATTATAGAGAGTTTGGGAATGGTTCGGCTAATGGAGGAACAGGTGCTACTTATGCAGATGCAAGTATGCTTAATAGTTCTGATGATATTTCTTATGTAATGGATGATGGATTAACGAGTTTATCTGCTGATGATGCTTTTATTAGTAGTGGATACTTTGAACGAGTCGGTGTTGATGACACTATGTACCTTACATTTATTGGGACAGGCTGTAGTTGGAACTCTAATGCTAATAAAAGTCAAATCAGTAATCTACCTTATGGAACTCACATTTTAAAAGGTAAAAGAACCAGTACCAGTTCAAATCATGGTGACTGGACTATAGATGGTCAGGAATTTACAAACGCAACAAACGGACACTATGCGGTAATTCGTGATTTTTTTGATATACACCAACCCAAAATGCCACCAATCCCCGAAGATGCTGTAGTCATTGCAGACTATATGCTGATGGCAGATTTTGTTCCAGTTGGCGCAAATGGGATAGATAAGATAAGCAAAGGTTCAAGATACGTTAGTAGTAGTAGAGATTTTTTACATGATACTGGTAATGGTACTATAGTTGTGACTAATCCGGGCGGTACTATTGTTGAAAATAGAGGTGGTTTAACTGTATATTATGCGGGAATGGATCAAAATGAAGAAGGGCCAGAATTAGTATGGTTCGGAGATGCTAAGATTGTTAATGATCTTTTTGCTGTAAGTGATTCTACCCATAGAAGTAAACAATATTTTGATGGTGCTACTACCAATGTAACAGTATCATCTCAATATTCAGATAGTGGAGCTGAAACTACAGGATTACCTTCAACAAGTGCAGAAGCATATTATGTATATGGTACTAAATCAACTGGTACAATGGGTATGCAAAAAACAAAATTTGTAGCTAATCCAGATGATACCAGCAATGATTGGTTGTACTCTTCTGGTGCTTGTGTAGCCACACCAATCCACACATCCTCACACTACCAGACATTCGAAACACCATTCCTGCATGAGTTAGTAGGTGGCGATAGAAACATGGAACAGACTAATCTGATCGTTACTCCTGATGGTAAGACATGGGATGAGGTTACGAGGGATGTGAGTTATATTGGGAATGTAGTGGTAAATACAAATACAGATCAAGGTGGATCAATTTTTGATGAGTGGAGAGGAACAGTAGGAGCAGATGTTTCACCTTTGTTTAATAAGGATTGGGCTATAGCGTATGATCGTATAATTTGTCTTAAAAGTGGTATGTATCAAATTAATGCATCAACAATGCTTACTACTGGACATCACAAGGTATTTGTAAACACAACAAGTGGTTCTAATTATTTAATGCAAAATCACGATAATACTGGCAGTTCATCAGCATCAGGTTCAGCAGTTTATCACTTTCAACGTGGGGATTACATTTATGTGTCAGGATATAACTCAGCCCCAAACTACAATAGTTTTTCAATTATAAAGATATAATGTTTATTGCAACTAAAGACTCAAAACTAATAGCTATTCACGAAACTGAATGGCAATGCAGGAAAAATTCAAAAGGCATGACAAAACCTGAATACTGGACATGGATCGAAACCATTACATCTGGTGATCCTCCAGTAGTCACATATCCTTCTGAGGATTTTACAATCGTTGAGTGTACCGATGAAGATGTATATGCAAGACTTACTCAATTAGATGACTACCAAAGCAGTTCACCAGATACAGGAACAGTATATAACATCAAATGGTCTAACTCCAAAGTAAACTGTGAAGAAGTTCTTGGTATAGATGGAAAGAGCCAATCTCCTAAAGTATATGTCAAAAGCCATTTCAAGGGTGATGACACAGCTAAAGATGCTCGTATATTAGCAGAGAAATGGACAGCAGTTCGTAGAGACAGGGATCAAAGGCTGGCTGAGACAGACTACTTAGCACTTTCAGACTCTACATTATCTAGTAATATGAAGACTTATAGACAATCACTCAGAGATGTTCCAGAGGACAATTCTGATCCAGATAACATTTCTTGGCCTACTAAACCATAAATGAATGAAAGTAAACAAATCATTACTTGGTGGAGCAGGGAATGCGCTTGAAAATAGGAAACTCCTCAACTTTTGGGCAAGATTCACAATTTCAATTGCCAACGCAATTACGTTTCTGGTTTTACTCTATCTATTGTTCTATGCGGAGGTTAAAGAAACGAGCCGGGATTTGGTTAATATCCTTATGGGAGCATACGTTGCAGTTCTTGCTAAATCTACCGATTACTGGTTCCGTGAGAAGAAAGATCATGAACATGAAGAGGAAATGGAATCAAGTAAGGCTAGATATAAGTTAAAAAAAGCTAGAAAGTAGTATGATTGAAGTATTGGAGAAATTTAGAAGTTTTTTTCAGCCTGATAAAGAAGATATTGAAAGAGTTAAGCGTTGGGAAGCAGAAGTCATTGATCCAAATAAACCTAAGAAAAGTTTAACTATTGAAGATTTTGAAAAAGCTAAAAGTAGGGTAAAAAATGCCAATTAAACAAATGGAAGCAGTAGCAGAGCAACAGATGGTAAAGGCCGTTCTACCATTCCTAGTTGCTGGCATTATGGCAGTAGTCGGGTGGTTATTTAACACAGTTATGGAACTAGAAAAAACCGCATTGAAAAACTCTCAGGCCGTTATAGTTATTCAGTCAGATTCAGAGGACGTATGGGAAGATATCGAACGCTTACAACGCAATGTGACCAACATTAGGATACATATAGGGAATGGACATCGAAACCCTCACGATGGATGAGCAACTCAAACAGGATCATTTAGATCGGTTAAGAAAGTTGCACGAACAATATAGGAGAAGGAAGTAGTATGGGAACAATATTAACTGATAAACCTAGAAGTCGTTCTGGATATTCTAAAACTAGAAGTAGACAAACTCCAACATATGATCGTAAAGATATTAAATATCGTTATGTAGATAGACATGGTGAACCTACAATAGAATATTGGAATCGACAAGCCGCTACATTTGATCTTGCAAGCCATGAGACTATGTATGCATCAATGCAAAGAAGTGGGAAAGTTGGTAGAACTGCAGAAATGATTAAGGATAATGCTGGTACTAATTTTGGTGAATATACACCAAGATTGAAGAATAAAAGTGAAATGACAAACAAAGATTATTTTCAGGAAAAACGATTAGACTTTATAAAAGGAAAGAAAGGGGATTAAATGCCAATAGTAATAGCAAGTGTAGTTAAGACAATGGCTCTGTCATTCTTAGGGAATAGCGGAGTTATTGAAAAGGTAATTATCTTATTGTTAGAGTCACTTGCCAAGAAGACTGACTCAGACGTTGATGATAAGCTAGTTGCTTTGTTAAAGAAATCTTTAGACAAAAAGACTGCATAGTTCGCAGTTTCTTTACCCATGTGGGTTGGCACAAGACGACAATTCAATGGGTTAATGATAGGAGGATTAGCTATGATGATCACTAAGAACTTTTCTAGTGCAGAAATGATGTGTAGCTGTGGTTGTGGAGAGGATTCAATGGATGAAGACTTTATGACCATATTACAGAATATTAGAGAGGATATGAATAGACCTTTGAAGATTTCTAGCGGAGTACGTTGTGCAAAACATAATGCTAGGGTTTCTTCAACTGGTTCTAATGGGCCTCACGTTCCTAGAAATACTGGTACGAAGGCTTCTGATATTGTTATTTCTGGAGCTGATGCACTAAGACTTATAGACATTGCTAGGAAACATGGAGTAAGTGGCGTAGGTATTAGCCAAAGAGGGCCACATGCTAAAAGATTTATACATATTGACACCCTAGATGACAGTCATCACCCACGCCCTACTATGTGGTCTTATTGATTATCAAAAGGTAAATCACTAAATGCTTCTTGTAATGTTCTACCTTGTTCATCCTCCTTTCCAGTTCCAAATCTTGCCGCTTCAAAGCTAAACATTTGAACTTTAAGTTGGGATCTTTTTTGCCCTTCCTTATTTGTCCATTCCTGTTGTACTAACTTTGATGAAGTAACAAAGATAAAACTACCTTTTACACAAGTCTTCTTTATCCTTTCAGCAGTATCATTATAACAAAATATAGGTACAAATAGACCTTTACCTTTGTCATCTTTGTATTTGTATTCAAGAACACCTAATGTAAAGTTACAAAATTGTCCTTTATTAGTTGGGCCGATTTCTGGATCAGCAGTTAGCCAACCTGATAGTATTGCTTGATTCATAATAAACTCCTAATAATAGTCATGTTCATGTTCTTCTTCCAAGTATGCGAACTCTTCAGTATCGCTGATTTCTCGTAGATTCTTAACTTTCACAGATTCTACTTTGACATCAGGTGAATTTGGAAGATGGGTTATAGTATTGTTTTTAAGATATTCAGCAGTTGCATCTTCAATTTCTTTACGCAATTTGCTTTTATCTTCTTTGTTATAAGGTTTAATATAAAGATTCTTCTTCCAATGAGAATAATATTTGAATTGTCTATATTTTTCCATATTACATATATGAAACGATTATATGGCCTGATCCATCAGTCCACAGTTTAGTTGCTTTAACTCTCCATACTACAGAGTCTTCTTCAAACACAGAATCTTTCCATGCCTTTAGATAGTTATCAAGGTCTGGCCTCTGTTGGTGGGGTTTACCATTCATCTCAGTCTTTTTCTTATTAGACCAAGATTTAGGCATTGGGACATGGAATTCAATATCGAATGATTCAAACTCCAAATTAGGGGCATGATACATACTTCGTTTGACAACATCACTTTCCTTATATTGCCTTACTGCATCCCTAAAGGCAAAAAACTTAACTACACTTTGCCTTTTCTTCCATCTATCTGCCCTAGTCATTCTAGGTTTAGGACAAGGTGGTATATTTAATCTAGCTACTGGTGTCATTTAGTTTCCTTTCTCTTTTATCTTCATAATAATCATCAACGCAATCCTGAGAACAAAACTTAGTTCTTTTATGAATCTTTCTTTTGGAATTATCTATTTCAATTCCACAGACTTTACAGAACCTTTTCTTATTTAGTCTTGCCATCTTGTATTTACGCCAATCACAGTTAGGGTATTCATTCATAATACCTCTTTAATTGAGAAAGCCCTCTACTGGAATAATAGCCTCAGAAATAGGTACTCTTCCATAAGCGACCTTGCTTTCTTTCAATAGAGGGCGATTTGAGAACTTTATTCTCGGTGATTTGCAGGGTGATTGTAATAATGTACCCAATCTTGCCCTTTTTCATCACGAGTTAAAGAAAATTTAAAACCATCTTGCCAATCAATAGTTTCTCTATCAATTAGTCCTTTTGTATATATTTTATTTCCTTTCACCATTGCTACTAAGTTAGAAAACATTGCTTTACTTTTGCCATAATCAATTTCTTTAGGTGTGGTTTCAAGTAATTTCTGTTCTGCGGTTTGAGTTAATCTCTTCTCCACAGTCTTATAAACCTCCATTACCTCTGCAATAGTAGGCATCTTATTAGTAGAACCCCTACCATCAGTAAACATATTATAAGTTTCTTTGAGGGCAGGGATATGAGGGTTTTTAAGTTTGTCAGCAAATGCCCTGATCTTGGTATCAGAATTAGGTACGTTGAAACCTTCACAAAGCATTGTGACAAAGATTCTTACTTGAGGATGTATATTGTCAGTTAAGGACATTCTTACCTTTCAAAAAATCATCAGTAGCTTGTTGTATCTGGTGATCAGGATCTAACCCCCAAGCACCTCTGCTCTTAGATTTTTTCATGTTATGTGGAACAAATACTGAAGTCCAACCATTTTCAATAGCGGCATCAATTATGTCATTAGGATTATAACCCTGATTTTTAAACTCCTGTAACTTTCTAATTATGAGAGTTTCTGCTCTAGGTGTCATTTTCTTCCTAATTGCTTTCCTATGTTCTAGGAAATAACCCCAAATTTCGGGGTCAATCCATTCAGGTAAGTTGTCTTTAGTCATATAACCCCTTCTTGATTAAGTGTGAAGAAGTTATTTAAAGTAACCATCCATTCTCTAAGTTGAGCATAACCATCTTTAGAGAGATTCGATTGCCATTCTTTATTCTTTTCTCTGGCAATATCTTGGAATCTTGTCTGATTCTCAGGGTGAGAAACTGCAAAGTTATTTAAAACTTCTATATTCTGAGGTGTTTCTTCATATTTAATATCATTAAGATGATTAATTATGTTGTCATGGACATTTTTATCTGCACAGAATGCAAAACCTTCATCTAGTTCTTTTTCTGCTACTTGATAGGCTTTATCTGTTTCGTCACTATTGACTTTATTCTCTGGTGGGTCAGGTACTACCAATAGTTCTTCCAATTGTTTAGAACCTCCTTTTGGGTTGATATTTTTAGTGTTACCACTAGGAATACCATCACTACCAGCTTGATCCATTTCATCACTTGTATATAGACCTGATAATTGTTGAGGAAATGCTTTTCTTAATGCTAATGCTTCAGCACATTTACCTAACATTGTATGGGGCATCTTATCCCACATAAATCTATTTTTATCAGGATAATATTCTAGCCATCTTGCGGTTGCAGTAAATTTACCCTCTACACCTTGTACTCTTTTACCAACTGTTACAGTAGCTTTTATAGGTTTTCCATCTTTTTCTTCAAAGATAGGATCATCACTACTGGAATACTGACCAGTTCTATCTGCAATAGACCTAAATCCATCTATAGCAGTTTGTATAGTCATCTTTCCACCTCTCTTAATGAAGTAGATATGTTTAGTTAATGGATCTAAACCTGACTTATCTGCTACATGTAGGAACAGTTTTAACTCGTCATCTGTTGCATCTTTTGCAATCTGACTCTTAATTAAGTCAACTTGTGCTGGTGTTATATTATCATATTTTATTATTTCTTTTGTCATTTTGCCTCTATGTATTTGATTATTAAAAGGAAACAGTTCAAGGGCATCGTAAGGTATATGCCGCTATCTTTAGAGCGGCAATCTTCAATGTCACCATTTATTGATTTAACTGCATGTACCGATTGATTACTAATGCATTGCCATTAGTGAGAGAAGATAGGAACTCAATCACAGCCTTAACCCCTAAACTGCCAACAGTTTATTTTTTAGGTAATATAAGTCTTGTAGAATTTCTTGAATAACAATGGTTAGCATATTCATCAGGATATTTTTCTTTGAATCCTTTTTCATTGAATTCAGTACAAAATTCCTTATATATGTCAGGGTTAGACTTAACTAATCCCTTTTCATCAAATGCTTTTAATTCAACTCTACTAAGTGTAAGTTTACCTAGATTAGAGTTGATACCATCGTAATGTTCTATATAATCCTTGATTTGGAACTTTTCTTCTTTTTCTTCCAAATCTAAAGCCTTCTTTTCAGCTTTAATCCGAATAAGATTAGCTATACGCTTTTCTATATCAGGTGTTGCGGATTTATATTTACCATTTTTCTTGAAATACTTATGAATGAGATCATTTTCATCTTGAGGTGGTGGAGGTATTCTATCTACTACATGCCCCCAAAACCTATTTACTTTAGCTAAATATGCATCTATAAGAGATTTCTTTCTCTCTAATTTAAAATGCAATATACCAATTGAAGGATCATCAAAA